CAGTCAAGAAACTCAGCATCCACGTGTTCCACTTCGTAGGTATAGAGACAAGCCGCGTAAATGCAAACCGACGCAAAGATCAAACATTGCGTGGGGAAGCATAGCGCTGAACCCATCGGTGCAAACTTCTTTAACAGACGTATGGAACCGTCTGGAAGTATAGCACTATGGGAACGGCTGGCCCTCATCGGAATCTGCCAGGACGGTGGAAACACCGCCTTGACAAGGTCCAACGAGAGACAGTCACTTGCAGAGCTTAGATCGATGGTGTCAATCTCCGCGGTATATGAACCGAGGAGGCTGAGGTCCCGATTGTAGCTCTGATCTTCTAGTCGGATAAAGGATCCGATAGCAGAAGACTCAATCAGTTCTACCATCCGCGTCATGATGCCTTGCTGGAAGTACATCAGGGTGCTCGGCTCCATACAGATGGAGCGGGCAACCTTCAGATTCTTCGGCACGAACATTAGACGCGCAACGCGAGAACTAATACCTCTTGCAGGGTCCCACCTAGAGACGTCAGGGATGACGCGCTCTGCTGTGAGACCTGACTCCTTCCCAAGACCATATTTACCTATAGGGCCTCGAAAAAGAAACCGGTCGATGATAGGATCGAATTGGAAGTTTCTCAGCTTGCCAATTCTACCTACTACACCGCGTTCCTGGACAGCTCCCGGGCCAAATTTTGGTCGGAAGTCATCTATGGAAAAGCGAGGCAATACCGTTTTCAGAATGGTGCGGATTGCTCCGACATCAGTCTGATCCAGTACCAGACCAGCTAACCGATCTTCTACATCAGTCCAACCGCGAAAGGCGGTCTCATTGAAGGACTCGTCGACGAACTCCAACTTCTTGCCGAAGTTGAGGAACGTATAGAGAAACCTTGCAATGCTGATGTCACCAGTCTTAAAATAACGGGAATACTCAAAGAACACAGGTGTGTCTTTGAACCCATCATTCCACTCTCCTATTAAGGAGTCAGTGCCCATGAGCATGTGTGAAGACACAAACTCATGCGCAAGATTGGTGAACCTCACGACTGTCGCCTTTATACCATCAGTTTGTATCCTTCTCAGGAACTTACTGTATAGTTGAGGCGGCTTGTTGTGAGGGTCGAGAGGGCTATCTGCAAGGAGTGTGATCCAGCTCGCAACAAACAAAGCAACGCTCTGTTTGTTACGTCGCTCGACCTTACTCAACGATTGACAAAAGGCATCGTCGATGAGGAATCGACGGCGCCCGTGCGAGGTGCTTACGAGCACCTCGTGTCTCACTAGACGACCTGGGGGATCCCGAACAGGATCTTAGCCAAGTAGCCCGTGTTTCGAGCACCGCTGCTCTGGGACGCATACAGGAACGAAAAAACGTTCCCAATGAAGTCATCCAGATCAGCGAGCTCGATGTTCATGTCTGACGGCAGAACGAAAGCGAAGGTACCCGAGATGGGTTTCCGCACTTCCGTTTCTGCAACGTCGTCGGCACGAACAGCCCACGTGTTGAACGTCACAGAGGCACGTCGCACCAATTCGCCACCGCGCTTTTGCAGCTCGGTGCGATAAACGACAGTTGCCGGAAAGGCAATGTCTCCTGAAGCGAGGACGTATGTTGACGCGATGGCCCCGGTCTTCTGATCGGTAGCCGTCGACTGCAAAACCATTTCAGATTTTGCAGCCACCTCCACTTTGACACTCTCAGTCGAGGTGACAACGTGGTCGAGGGAGTAAGTTTTGGTCATGGTTTCGTTCAGCCTTTCGCTGGACTAAGCCGCATTGCGGCTGGATAGGCTGTCAGGTGAAAAACACCTGCCAGAGAAGACTACCCAGGATTCCCGAGTTGGGATATCCAGTGGGTATACCGAATCCAAACCGACTGTC